TGGATTCTGAAGGAGCTGAGAGATCCAGTCAGGCTATTCGGCAAGAACCAGGGACACCCTGTTAGAAAGAAGTTGTGCAGAATCATTTCGCACGTCTCTTTAATCGATCAGATGGTTATGCGATTCTTTTTCGGCGCTTATGCCGACGCAGAAGGCAGCCACTACCCAATGCTTCCTACGAAAAAGGGTATTGGATTTAACGAATATCATGCTAATTTGATCGGAAACTGCATCTACGAGATTTCAAATCTTTTGGATCGGGATCCGGTGGCATCTGACGTTCGTGGTTGGGAGAAGAACTATTCTAGCGATTGTTCTGAAATCTTTGCCGAACACATGTTGGCTACCTGTGAAGACAGGAATCCGGTGCTTGAGAAAGCAGCGGCATGGTGGAAAGCGTCCTTAACCACCACTCCTTACGTCACTGATAGTGGTGATCTTATAGATTACGACGATGATAAGTGTCAACGGAGCGGTTGCTTGATGACTACATCTTCAAATGGCGTGGCACGAGTTGCTTGCGCCGCAGCAATCGGAAACCTCTCAGCTGTGATGGGCGACGACTGCCTCGAGTGGCTTAAGTACAAAGAAGACACCGAGGAGGACATCGCTCGTAAATACGCGGAGATTGGAGTCCCGGTTCGGGGTTTGGAGAAACAGTCGCGGACTGATTTCACTTTTTGTTCTCACAGGTTCGTGCGACAGGACGACGGCACGTGGAAATGCTGGTTAGCGACGCCCGAAAGGATGTTGTTTGATGCATCGTTTAGTAAGGTTTGCGACATATCTACAAAGGGTAATTACCTTGACGAGATTGTGCAGATGCCTGAAAGCGAGTACAAAGACCTCATTACAACGTTCATTGAGTGTCGCCACGAGTTGCTGGGAGCCGTCGCCCAGCATGACCAAAAGGATGAATAAAGGTGGCACCCGGCCTAAACAGGGTGCAAATGCTAATGCAAATGCTGCAGCAAGGATCAAGGAATTGACGAAAAAGGTGGACAATTTGACCATGTCAGTAAAGAAAAGAAAGCAAGGGGGCAACTCTTTTGCTAACTTTGCTGGGAAGGTTGGCACAGCCTTTGGAGCCGGAATTTCTCGGATCGCAGGATTCGGGGATTACACGGTCACAGACAACACCATGTCTAAAGGAGGATACTCCTCGATAGACGTGCCAATGTTTGGTGGCTCCGGTTCAAGCGAGGTTCGTGTCACCCACAGGGAATTTGTTAGAACAGTATCAGTGCCAAGTGACGGCCTGAGTTTCAACAACCTCACCATGGACATTAATCCATCTAATACGGCAATGTTTCCTTGGCTGAGTAGGATTGCTCGAAATTATCAGCAATACAAAATCAACGGAATGGTATTGACGTTTAAGTCGATGACTAGTGAATACACTAGCTCTGGCGCGTTGGGTACGGTTGGCATAGCCACCAACTACAACGTAAACGACAAACCATATTCTGATCTTGTTTCGTTTGAGAACAGCCAGTTCGCCGTCGTTAACAAGCCTAGCCTCAATATCGTTCACGCGATTGAATGCAAGGAGTTCGCACGCAACGGACTGCAGCTGTATGTTCGAGATGCCAACAGCGAATCCACTCAGATCAGCGACGCAAGATTCTACGATTTCGCCAAAGTACAGGTCATGACAGACGGCCTGCCTCAGGAACCGGGAACCACGCTTGGCCAGCTCTGGGTGTCTTACGACATCACATTGCTCAAGCCCGTAGTTTCTAGTGATGGTGCGGCACCTTCATCGGTTCCCCGCACTGTTCTGAGGTCGCAGGAGAACACCACCGAGCTTCAATGGTTGGACAACGGCGGCATTTACTCCGACGTGATCACTTGGCCTGATCAAAGCATAGCGGCAAGTTCGCAGTTCGTATCGTATTCAACTACGACGGGACTCGACATCACGAGTGGAAAGGCTGATACTTTCAGTCGCGCTCCTGGTCCGTTAACTTTGATATCGCCTAGTGAAAACGGAGGCTTGCTCATTCGCAGGAATGGCCATTACAAATTGGTCTTCCTCGTGGATGGAGTTTTCCCGGTCAATGCAAATTACATCACCGGTGAATCCGTCGACAGAGCCTTCCAGATCGCGAACATCGGCAACGCCACACATAACATTGTTTACAACAAGTCGTTTGAGGTGGTTCACAGCAAGTACGGCACAGCCGTCGCTGATGTTGTTCGAGTCGGAAACGGTGTGCTCGAGATCGTTGTCTCCGGCATCACTGGCCAGGGCAGCGCGCTTGATGGCGGCGTCACGATCAGCCTGGCCTCGTGGAAGGCCTGGAATAACCAGACCATGCTTCCGTCTGCTCTTAAGCACACGCTGCAAGTGCAGTGGTCTGACCAGGCTTCGTCAGCTGATGCTCCAGCATAATTAGCAATCAGGAGACAACCTTTAAAACCGGGCGTTCGGTCCCGTTAAATTTCCGAACTAGATATGGAAGGAAACCACACTGAAACCAGGGCTTGGCGGAGCCTGAAAAATTCCGCCAACCGCGGGCCTCCGGGCTCGTGTTAAGGTGCTTGAAATGCTGAGATAAAGGCTACCTAGAAAGCTGAAAGTCAGGGATAGGGAACCCCTCAAAGTAACCCTCCTGAGACAACAGGGTTAACAAACCGGCGG